CTTGCAGGCGACGAAAAACAGCCGGATCCCGACCCCACCGTACCCCACCCATGCCATTTTGATAACGGGACTCCGACTCTCGATATACATACTATTCCACACGAACAGTCCCAAGAGTTTTTGGATCCACACGAACAATCCGGTGATTTTTTGGAAGACCCCCCCTTGCCTTTAGAATCGCCCACCCCCCAGGGGGATATATTTTTGGAAAAAGGAAAATAGTTATCAAGTGGTTACTGGTAAATTTACCAGTAAGCAGTTGACAACATTTACGTTATGACAACTGTGTTGATAAATAGGGCGATGACAACAAAGAGGAGTGAGTTGTCGTATGAGGAATGTGTGAGGAAGGATATGACGCCTGCGCAGAAGGAAGTGTTTATATGTATAGATGAGTGGTGGAAGCAGTATGGGTTTGGTCCGTCTATACGGGATATATGTGAAGTTAGGGGTAAGGCTGGTATGGGGAATACGGCGGAGATTATAGATAGGCTGGTAAAGCTTGGTGTGTTAAAGAGAGTTAAAGGCGCTGGCAGAAGTGTTCGTCCGGTGTATATAAATTTCAGGACATTGGAATGAGTGAAGACGAGGCTTTGTTGTTAGAGGCGTTTACTCTTCTCTACACTATGTATAAGGATCAGCATGGTGGTAGGAGGTATTATCGGCCTGTTAGTATTTATCCTACGCTATCGAAGATTAAGAACCGATTAGAAGAAACTATCGCGCGGGAGAGATGTGGACTTAAGTGAGCTGATAAGCAAGCTGCCTGCAAATGAGCAGGAGAAACTACTGGAGCAGGTGAGCCAGTATAAGGATGCTGTCACGCGCGAGAAGGCTCAAAAGTCGTTCATGGCGTTCGTGCATGAAATGTGGCCTGGGTTTATACATGGCAGACATCATGCTCTTATGGCTAAGAAGTTTGAAGAAATAGCTGCGGGGAAGTTGAAGAGACTGATCATCAACATGCCGCCGCGCCACACGAAGTCGGAGTTTGCTAGTTACTTGTTGCGTAGTTGGTTCTTGGGGAAGTACCCAGATAAGAAGGTTATCAAAACATCCAATACTGCGGAGTTGGCGGTGGGGTTTGGTAGGAAGGTTAGGAACTTAGTTGATAGTGACCAATATTCGAAGATCTTTCCAGGGGTCGGTCTCCGTGTGGATTCCAAGGCGGCGGGGCGTTGGGCTACTAGCCACGGTGGTGATTATTTCGCTATCGGTGTTGGCGGTACTGTTACTGGTAAGGGCGCTGATCTCCTAATAATCGACGATCCGCATTCAGAACAGGAAGCAAAACTGGCTCAAGGCGATCCTGGCGTCTTTGATAATGTGTACGAGTGGTATACGTCGGGTCCGAGACAGCGTTTACAGCCTGGCGGGGCAATTATTATTGTGATGACGCGCTGGTCAGACAAGGATTTGACCGGCAAAGTGTTGAAAAGTGACTCTACAGACTGGGAAGTTATAGAACTACCGGCAATTTTGCCGTCGGGAAAGAGCTTGTGGCCTGAGTTTTGGCCTCTAGAAGAGCTTTCTGCGCTAAAAGAAGAGTTGCCGACGTACAAATGGAACGCTCAGTACCAGCAACAGCCTACGGGAGAAGAAGGTGCGCTGGTAAAAAGGGAGTGGTGGCAGCGTTGGGACGGAAATAGGGCTCCTGCGTGTGAATTTATCATCCAAAGTTGGGATACTGCGTTCACAAAAAGCCAGCGGGCTGACTATTCTGCATGTACAACATGGGGTGTGTTCCACAGAGACGAGAATGAGAGCGATGTAAACATCATTTTGCTCGATGCGTGGAAGGATAAGCTGGAGTTTCCGGAGTTAAAGCAGAAAGCCAAGGAAATGTACGATGAATGGGAGCCAGATTCCTGCATTATTGAGGCAAAAGCTGCTGGCGCGCCGTTGATATTTGAATTACGACGTATGGGTGTGTACGTACAGGACTATACGCCTACCCGTGGCAACGATAAGTTCGTGCGACTTAACAGCGTGACCGATTTATTCTCATCCGGTAAAGTATGGGCACCCGAAACACGCTGGGCTGACGAGGTTATCGAGGAAATGGCTAGGTTTCCGAACGCAGAACACGATGACTTGGTCGATAGCACGGTGCAGGCATTGATGCGGTTTAGGCAGGGCGGATTTTTGCGGCTTGATACTGACGAAGAGGACGAACCTATCGACTTCCGTCGCAAGCGCGTTTACTACTAAGGACTAACATGGCGACAAATTTTGACAAAGCTCTATATCAGGCACCTATGGGGCTAGATTCTATGGATGACATGGATGGCATAGAGATTGAGGTAGAAGATCCTGAGTCTATGACTATAGGTATAGGTGATCTTGAGATTGATATCGAGCCAAACAAAGAATCGACGGATGATTTTGACGCCAACATAGCTGAGTACATGGATGAGAGCGAACTTCAGGAGTTAGCTGGGGATTTGCTGTCGGACTTTGACGATGACATTGACGCCCGCAAGGATTGGATGCAGACGTATGTCGATGGCCTAGAACTATTGGGGATGAAAATTGAAGAACGATCAGAACCCTGGGAAGGTGCATGTGGCGTTTATCACCCGCTGTTATCTGAGGCTCTTGTCAAATTCCAAGCCGAAACGATTATGGAGACATTCCCAGCTGCGGGGCCAGTTAAAACTAAGATTATTGGTAAGGAAACACCTCAAAAGAAAGACGCTGCCGAACGTGTGCAAGACGACATGAATTATGAACTCACTGAAGTTATGGTGGAGTATCGTCCAGAACACGAGCGCATGGCATGGGGTTTAGGTCTATCTGGCAATGCTTTTAAGAAAGTCTACTTTGATCCTAGTCTTAATAGACAGGTAGCCTTGTTTGTCCCAGCCGAAGATGTAGTGGTTCCTTATGGCGCGTCTAATTTAGAGACGGCTAACCGTATGACGCATGTCATGCGCAAGACTAAGAATGAATTAAGAAGGCTGATGGTTGCTGGCTTCTATAAAGATGTTGACCTGCCGGAGCCGCAGAATTCGCTGGACGATGTAGAGAAGAAGATTGCTGAACGTATGGGTTTCCGCGCTACGTCTGACGATAGATATAAGTTGTTGGAGATGCAGGTCTACCTAGATTTACCAGGTTACGAAGATAAAGACGATAAGGGCAAAGAGACTGGCATAGGTCTGCCATACATTGTAACTATCGAAAAAAATTCTCAAGAGATTTTAGCTATCAGAAGGAACTGGCACCCTGATGATGAAACGTGCCAGAAAAGGAATCACTTTGTTCACTACCCATATATACCCGGCTTTGGTTTCTACGCCTTCGGCCTTATACATCTTATTGGTGCTTTTGCTAAGTCTGGTACTTCTATTATTAGGCAGCTTGTTGATGCTGGTACTTTATCGAACTTGCCTGGCGGTCTTAAGACTAAGGGAATGCGGGTCAAGGGAGATGACACTCCAATTTCTCCCGGCGAGTTCCGAGATGTGGACGTTGCCGCAGGAACGATTAGGGACAACATCCTCCCTCTCCCATATAAAGAGCCAAGCCAAGTCCTCTTAGCGCTGATGAATCAGATCGTTGACGAAGGTCGGCGATTCGCTGGTGCGGCAGATCTGAAGATTGCAGATATGTCGTCCAACTCTCCAGTCGGCACAACGCTGGCTATTTTAGAGAGAACGCTCAAAGTAATGTCGGCAGTGCAAGCGCGTGTTCACTACGCGATGAAGCAAGAATTAAAACTGCTGAAAGAGATCATTCGTGACTACACGCCGGAAGAGTATGAATACGAGCCGGTGCAGGGATCGCGCCGCGCTAAGAAATCGGACTATGACTTAGTAGATGTAATTCCAGTCTCTGATCCAAACGCCGCAACCATGGCACAGAAGGTTGTGCAGTATCAGGCTGTAATGCAGATGGCGCAGGCCAATCCGCAGATCTATGACTTGGTTGAGTTAAACCGCCAGATGCTAGAAGTCTTGGGGATTAAGAACATTGGTAAGTTAGTTCCTAATGCAGAAGACCAAAAGCCTAGAGACCCTGTGTTTGAAAACATGGCGATTATTAACGGCAAGCCAGTAAAAGCGTTTATTTATCAGGACCACGAAGCGCATATACAGGTGCATCAGTCAGCTATGCAAGATCCAAAAATCATGCAGATGATTGGTCAAAACCCCAAAGCGCAGTCAATTCAAGCTGCTGCTATGGCACATATAAATGAACATGTGGCATTCCAATATCGTAAAGAAATAGAGAAACAGTTAGGCGTTCCTTTACCGGATCTGGATAAAGAATTACCAAAAGATATAGAAGTAGAAATATCCCGAATGATGGCGCTCGCGGCACAAAAACTGTTGAGCAAAGATCAGTCGGAAGCACAGCAGCAGCAGGCACAACAAACGGCTCAAGACCCGTTAGTTCAAATGCAGCAGCAGGAGTTGCAACTTAAAGCTAAAGAAGTAGAGATCAAAGAAAAGAAACTTGCTATGGATGCGGCGGCTGAGGCTGACCGTATTGAACTTGAGAAGCAGAGACTTGAGTCTCAAGAGCGCATAGCTGGGGTGCAAGCTGGGGCAAGAGCTGCCGCAGAAAAAGCCCGTTTAGATGGCGAGTTGGAACTTAAAGGAGTTGAACTTGGTAGTGCTATAGCGAAACAAAAATTCGATATGGAGCATCAAGGAAAACAACATGAGCTAAATGTTCAAAAAACATTGAAAGGTAAATAATCATGGATAAGGCGTTTGAAATTCTCATTCAACAAGTGAGAGATAAGCGTCAGCAGATAGTCGAGGCCGTTTCAACCAACGCTGCCAAAGACTTTTCTGATTATCAAAAACTCTGCGGCGAGATTCGGGGTCTCTCGATAGCAGAGGGTTTTATTCTTGACCTTGCAAAAACTATGGAGTTATCTGATGAATGAAATCGCAATCGCCACCGAAGACGGCGAGGTATCAACTCTGCCCCAAACAGCAGAGGAGAAAGCGAAACAATTACCGGAACCAACTGGGTATCACATCCTAGTAGGACTGCCGGACAAAGAGGAAAAATTTGATAGCGGCCTGTTAAAAGCAGACCAAACCATGAATCACGAACAGATTCTGGCTACCGTATTTTTCGTAATTAAGATGGGCCCAGATTGCTACAAAGACGCAAAACGGTTCCCAAATGGCCCATGGTGCAAGGAAGGGGATTTTATTCTCGCCCGTCCTAATACCGGCACCCGCTTAAAGATACATGGTCGTGAGTTCAGACTCATTAACGACGATGTTGTTGAGGCGGTTGTAGATGACCCCCGTGGAATATCTAGGGCTTAATAAAGGAGAAACAAATGTCTACAAACAAAATGGATTCGGATGAATTTAAATTCCCCGA